AGCGATTCAACGTTGAGATCATGGAGGAGAAGAAAAATGAATGGACTGAGATACCGAAAGGTAGGAAAAAAGATTATTTACACAATTAAAGAGTTGGAAAGCTTTTTAGAAAAAAGTGAGCGGGAGTGAAATAATGACTTGTATAGCTGTTAAAAATTATGAACATAAAATAGAATTATGTTGTGATTCGCAATCAACATCAGGGAATGAAAAAATTGGTAACCACATTAAAATATATACTATAAATCCGACGCTTATTATTTCTTACGCTGGAGATGTTAAAGCCGGTAGTATACTTATTCACTGGGCAAAATTTAATTTGCCAGAGAGAAATGACGTACAATGTATTACAGATTGGCTATTAAAATTCTCTTTATATTATAAAGATAAATTTAACGAACAATTTAAAAATAACCATTTAATCATTTTCGAAGAAACTATATATCAAAATATAGACTTTTGGGTTACTGAAATTACAGATTATACAGCCATTGGTAGTGGTTATGTTGAAGCAAGAACGGCATTGCACTTAGGTAAAACAGCATTTGAGTCTGTGGAAATCGCATGTAGTTGCAACGTGTGGTGCTGCCTGCCTGTGCAATCACTAGAAATAACAAAATTATGACCATTAAAAACAAAGAATTTCGAGTTAACGAAATTAATCAAGCGGGATTAATAAAGTGCAAAGCAATAGCACAATTGTATGATGATTTGTTAAATGAATTACTATTATGCGGTATATTTACCGATAAAAGACTTGAAGCAATAGTGAGAACAAAATTAGAAGAAGCATGTTTTTTTACGAAGAAAGCGTGCGCTACCAATCTGACACACCAATCTAACGCTAAAAGAATTAGCGATCAACTTACCGAAGAAGTGAAAAAAGATTTATTGAAAGACCTTAAGTCATTAGTTGATTAACCATTCCTGCTGAATAAAAAAATATGAACCTTGAAGCCGCAGATTAACTAAAATACTTATTCAAATCGCTTTCTTCGAAGTTCGGAATTGCAATGCATCGGCAATTAATGTCCTCGCCTGGATTTCCAGTTTCAGATGGCGGTTCATCCCATCTAAAAGTTTCGCCGTCATTGTCCGCATGAGTAGGTCTAACTCTCTCATCATGTGAAGTATTCCAAACATAACTTGTTACGCCTATTTCTTGCTGCCGTTCTTTATTTAATTGTCCATTTAATTTAGACACCTGATCGCGTCCAATAAGTTTTGCCCTACTTTTAGCTACATCTACACGCCCAGAAATGTTTTTAGCTATCTCGCTGCTTACTAGTCCCTTAGCAAAACCACTTTGAACTTGGTACTTTATTTGCTGCAATGCTTGGTCTTCTAAACTTTTAATTAGCCCGATATTCGTGCCAATCCAAACATTTAATTGATCTTGCAGCCACGGCTCATTTAAAAAAATATTTATACCAAATACATGCTGTATTTGTTCTTGAAATTTTTTAGAGTTATACGCATTTACTGATTTAGAATTTTTAGTAGCGATTGCTTTTCCGTCAATATTTTGATCGATATAAATGCGCATATTAGCAAATATTTCATCAAGATCGTCGCTTGCATCATCTGTAACCGGACGTTTTTTATATTTATTGAAATCGGCAATTAACCAATCAAGTTTTGGAAGTAGATATTTATGCACAGCATCATTAATAACCGCTACTACTCCCAGCAAATCTTTTTGGTAATCTTTCTCTTGATTTATCGGTGGCGGTTGCTTGAGCGGTTTTTTTAATTTCTTTTTGGTTTTTTCTGTAGCCATTTTATTGTTGCTTTTCAGTTCCAATATTCATATCTGTGCTTATTTTGATATCTTCCGCTTCGCTTTCAATTTCTGCTTTAACTTCGGCAGTATAATCAATTGGTGCTTCTTCTTGCAAATGAAGATCAAAATTAAATCTTTCGCCGGTAAATCTTTCTCGCACCTCTTCAGGAGTATAAACACCGCGATCTATATAGCTAGCATCCATCTGTGCAGTCTTTAGCTGCATATCGACCAAATCCTTTTCTTCGTATTGCCAGAGCGCATTAAAACACGGAACAACCAGTCTCACATCGCCAACAAAGCTACAATCTTGCGACATGCTGATATAATCAAGCAACTTTCTCAATAGAGGATAAAGCGACTGCATTTGCTTTTGCTTAACGCTATCATACCAACTGCGAACATCCCCACTTTCGCCACTAACTATGCCATGCCTTTGATCTCCAAAAAGCACAGAATAAGGTATACCGGTCATCGAGCAAACTTTTTGCTCGAACTTCGTTAGCAACCCTTCAATCTGTGCGATTCCTGAAGTAACCTTTTCAAACTTTTCTGATTCAGAATCCATTATTACCGAGTTAATCATTGATTTAGCGTAATTAATAATATCCATTCTGCGTTTAATAGCTTCTTCGCCGCCTTCTCGCTGCATTTTTTCGCCCAAATCTTCAATAGAATAAACGCTAATAATCATTTCATGAATTGCCTCGGACGCGTAGGTATATGCTTGCTCAAGGTTTATGATGTCCCAGATATAAGATTGAATTATGGGCGCCATCCAGCCCTTGTTTATTCGTTTTAGATATTGCGTACATGGTGCCCCGTCAATCTTTAACACACGCGTTTCATGAACTTTAAACATTAAATTTTCGCTGGGTATTCCATAAAAAATTGGACGTATTGTAAACCATTGTGGCTCGTTAAATTTTGGGCTTACAGGGTCTGAATAATAATCGGTCGGATATAAAAACACTTGACCTAAGTCAACTACGCGCAAAGCTTCTATTGTTTTTATATTATCCATATCAACTGGCTCGCTTAAGTCTCGCCCATCGTTAATAAGCATAATAATTAAAGCTCCGCCCATTAAATTTCCCCAACGAACCAAATCGGCAAAATTCTTTTGAGTATCTAATTTAATTAAATAATTTTCTAAACTTTCTTTGTCATCATCGCCTTCCAATCTTACCCATTCTCGGGTCATTTCGTTAGCAATAGTATCAATAATACGCCTTACCATTCCATTGCCAGCGTAAACGTTTTCTAATTCACGCCAAGAGTAAATGCGCGGGGGAGAAAAAAAAGTAGATGGAGTTTTTGCTACTCCAGCAACGCCCAAAGAAGACGCTAAATTATACATACTGTCTAATGTAGCATAACGTCCAATTTTATTATCTGCTCCATCAGCAATTGCAATTTTATTCTGTGAAATATTTTCATCTTCAAAAAAGTTAGTCAGAATGGTTGTGTCTCCTTTTTCATAAATTCCGGCTAACTCCACACGCTTATCATTCTCAGATTTTGCCGTCTGTGATAAAGATTTATTTTTAGACGCTTTGTTCTTACTTAAAGTTTTAGATGTTTTTTTCATAAGTTTTAATTACACAGCGCAAACCATGCGTTCACGCTTTTTTGTTGAATATATAATAATGCTTGCGACATACTGTCAATAATGTCGTCATTTTTGCCCTTTGGAAAGCTTATCACTTCATCTAGAAAAATACTAACAAAATCCCGCTCGTACGGTAAAAAAACAAGCTTAGCTTCAAGAATAGGCGTTACTGCGTGTAACCGGACTTCTTTTTTATCCTTCGGGTGGGTTTCTAAAATAGGTAGTAATGTATATTTTTTTAATCGTTGTTTTATTGCCGTTCCTGATGATTTATCTTCTATCAAAAACTTTTCGACTACTGCATGTTTATCAAAGTGAGAATATTCGGTATATATTTCCATGCTTATTCTTTCTAAATCGTAAACCTCTACCTTAGCCCGCCACATATGAAGCAGATAAATGTTGTTACCGCGAACGCCCCACACAGTAATCACCGAAAAATCATTTTCATTTTTCGTTTCCCACGCACTATCTAAAGACATCAAAATGTAATCCAACTTCGGCAAATCTTTAAAATAAAACCGCTGAAACCACGCTTCTTTTACAATATTTCCACCGGGTTTATTCGGTCGTTGTTGCAATTGTCCTGCCACCCCATCCGAACCGAGTAAAACCTTTAGTTTATCGATGCGCTCAAAGGGAGTTTTATCACCCCAAATGTATTCACCGGCTAATGTTCTGGGGTCTTCTCCGAGAATTGTAATGCATTTTCTATCCGGTTCATATTCAAGCGGTAAGCAAATATGCACCCAATCCTCAGGCTTTTTAGATAATATATGCTCAGTTAAATCGCTTCTCGACAGTCTTTGCATTATGATTAACGTTTTACTTGGTTTTAACGGGTCAGAGCGGGTTGAAAATACTAGATCGAACCATTCACAATCTTTCTTTAAAGCGTCGTCGTTATAGCTATTTGACGCGTCGTGCGGGTCATCTATTAAGCGCTCATCACCGCGAAATCCGGTAACATGTCCGTTAATTGAAAAAATATTTCTAAATCCGCCCTTGTCATTTTCATAACTACTTTTTTTATTTTCATCAGACTGAAACGACCAATTACTGCTCCAGAGCTTAACGTACCATTCGCTACCTAACAAAACACGCGCCTTCCTACAATCTCTAGTCGCTAAATCTAGCGCGTGAGAGCCAGTTAAGAATCGACACTCGGGATGCTTTGTCCACACCCAAGCAGGATACAATACCCCTACTATCAAAGATTTTGCATAACCAGGAGGGATATTAATAATTGCATTTATGATTACATTTTCGTGAAATGCTTGAAGATGGTCACATAAAAATTTTACATGCCAGCCGTCTTGAAATGGGTTTGGGTCTATCCATTCCCACGCCGCTTTTACAAATTCATAGAAAGAATTTTCACAAAGCTTTTTCTCATTAAAAAAATTATCCAGTCTTATCTGCGCTTTCGCGCGTAAGCATTGGTAGTCCTCGTAATTGATCGGAAGTGCAAGTGCCATCGGCTAATTGTTTTAATTGGTCTGGAGTTAATTTTGATAAATCGACATTTTTCACATCAATAATGCCGATATTTCCCGAGTGCTCGACTTTAGTGCCAGCCTCTTCATAAATATTTTTATTCATCCATTCTAAGGCTCGTGCGTCACCTTGTGCGGCTTTATTAACCGTGCGAAACATAATTAAATCTTTAACGCTTTTAATCTTGCGCTTTTTCATTTCGCGCATCTGCTTAATAAATTTTTCTTTTCTTGCTGCGTCATCAGTAATCGGCAATAAAAACGCTTCGGGGTCTTGCTCAAGCATCTCGCGCAAGATTGTTGACGTATGCTTACAACCCGGCTTTGAGCCTCCTAACTTCGCATGACCCTTTTTGAAATGCTTTAAATTTTCAGGTACTCCGCCTTTTCTCGGCATATTATTCACACTGACCAATATTTTATCACACACGCGTATTTTTTTATCACACAGAATTTCTCACGTGAAGCAAGACAATAATATATCTATTATTAGATAAAATCAATAATTCATTCTTTTAGAAGGGGAATTCTTTAATGCTTTGAACTAGTTTCTTGAATCTTTCGTCTTTAATTAATCGTGGATTTCGCGGATTAATTTTTAATTGCGATAATTTCATTTTTAAATTTCGTCTTCGCCAACTTCGTGATCTAAATCACAAAGTGCCGCAAAATTATCTGACAGATCAAGCACTCTTCGCGCTAAAAATTTCGCTTCCGCAACGGCTTTTTTCTGTTCATCGATAAACCACATCAAAAAATTTTGTGTCGCAAAATCTGTTAAGTTAACCGCAGCAAGCATAATAGTATTAATCCTTTCGGTTATTTCAATCTCCGCTTCTAGCGCTGAATTAAAAACATCTGGAATCGAAATCGGCATTGCAATTTCTTTTGTTTGAATGTCACGAATATCCACAGGTTGTTCATTAAGAAACAAATATTCAATTATTTTCTTTGCGTGCGCCTGCTCTTCGCATCCTGCCTGTAAAAAATAATGAGAAAATCCTTTAAAATTCAAAGAATTACATACTGAAGAAAGATTGAAGTAAAAATTAGCTGCGCTAAATTCTGCTGCTATTTGCGATTGTAATAAAATTACTATTTGACTATCTATCATAATATTCTCTAAACACTAAAGTTTTGATTATACCAACATTATACGTGATGCGTCAAAAAAAGTCACTGGCGTCGTCGGATATTGCGAAGCAAGCAGCTTTAGCACATTTTTTCAATCTGGTTTAACTTTGCTAAAAAGTGCAATATGCTATCGCAGCAAATTGGATCTATTTTATCTTGATAATACACACCCGTGTTAAAAATCAAACAAAAAAGCAAGGGGGGTTAGAATAAGAAAAGTTTCCCGAGAGTTTCCCGAGAGTTTCCCGAGAGTTTCCCGAGAGTTTCCCGAGAGTTTCCCGAGAGAAAGCTCAACTATTTTCCAACTATTTTTAAAACTTCAATGAAATCAACGCTCTAAAACTTAAAGAAAACGACAAATAGTATTGCAAATAATTAACTTGTGTGCTATAATTTAATCATAAGCGGTTGAGATAGTTAATACATTGAATTGTAACTTGCTAGCAAAACGACTTATAGAGAGTAGTTAATATAAACAATTTAAATTAGGAGCAATGAAATGAACAACAAATTTTACGTAAACAATAGTAATTGTAGCTACACAGACAAACAAATTCAAAATCACAATCAACAAATAGACAAAATATTGGAAACCGTAGAGCTCTGCGGCGGCGAGCAATACAACGATTATTTTTTAGACTCAATGAAAAATTTTAGTGACAGTTTTTGCAATTCTATTTCAAAAACAAATCTCGACGGGGATGCAGAAATATATAAAAATTTCATTTAAAAAACAGGTGCAATAAAATGAAACAAACAATCAGAGAAATAGGCACACCAACAACCGATAAGGAAAAAATTATTTGTATTACAGTAGACAAACTGTGGACGCAAATAACAGAAATAAAACCGGTTTCATCTACGATAATAGGCTCAATAATTTTTTCATTGATAGCGCGATTATTCGACACGATCGAAGAGGAAGAAAAACAGCGGTACCTCAAAAATCTTAAAAAAACATGCATTGATTTTATCAATACTTTACAAAAAACAATTTAATTAAACGGAGACAAACTAATATGACAATCTTCATAGAAATCTTAACGATACTAAATTTAGGAATGCTTGCAATATCCGCGCTTTTTTTAGCGTCATTATATATAAATCATCGCCGAATCATAAAACTTGAACAAGCTGAAGAAAAATTTAGAGAATC